CACCAGCTTGTAGCCATTGAGTAGCAGTTGGACTAGACAATGTTGAACCACTTAGGTTTGCAACTAAGTTTGCTGAAGTATTAACTACGTTCATCAAGTCAGCAGCAACATAAGCAGCTAAACGGTTGACAGCAGGAGCAAGAATACGCTCGCTAAAGTCATCCAATTGCATAGTTTTCTCAGCAGTACCAAAAGATACAGGTACGTTTGCTTGAGTAGCTACGGTTAAAGTTGTATTCTGCTCATTAGTTCCTTGTGGAGTAATTGCAGGCCCAGTCGATACTGTGTAATCGTTTGGTAAGCGAACGCGGAGTGTGCTTCCAATTTTCGCCCCGGTGCGAGCGAATTGATCATCATATTGACGGCTTACTGTGCGTAAAAACGCATTGGTTTGAGTAAACAGACGCACCGCTTCATTGGTGATCTGATTAATCGTTAATAACGAGTTGGTTGTCATAATATCTCCATAAAGGTTGGATAAAAAATAAAAAATACTTACTTTTCACTTGGCTAGAGGAAAATATTTACGCCCAATACAATGATTAACGGTTCATTTTTACCTATGATTTGATTGTAAAGCCTATCAAAAATAAATTCAATAGGCTTTGCATATTTAGCGTTTTTTTCTTGCGTTTGCAGCTCTCCAACGAATCCATGCTTCAGAATCCGATGGATCAGGTTCAACAGTTCCTAAAGCTCTACTTGAACCACCTTCTACATCACCAACAGGAGCTGGAGCATTAGACTTCTGTTTTCCTAGTTCTTTAGTAGCTTTTGAGGATAACTTAGTCAACTCAACTCCCATTTGCATAGGACTTAGGTTAGCAATTCGGATAGCTTCATTGATGTTTTCAGACTTACCTAAGAATGTAATGACCTTTTCAGGACTTGGAATTGCTGCTAAAGCCTGTAAAAAGTCTTGACCACCGACACCAGCTAATTGTAAGTTCGTTACGGATTTGTCGTAAACATCACCGAATTCTTCCTTAGCGTTCTTCTCAATTTCTGTCATTTTAGCTACAAAAGATTGTTGTTGAACCTGTTGCTCTGCTATTTGTTTAGCATAAGTCATTGCTAGTTCTTGAATATTCTCTTGAGGTTGAGCATAGGTTTGTTCTGGTTGCTGTTGTGCTCTAGCTTGTAATTCTTCTAGCTTTTGCTTAGCAGCGTTCTTTTCGGCAGCAAGTTCGCCCATCCTACGTCTTGCCCAGTCAGGCAGTTCGTTATATGAGTTCTCTTGTTTTGGTTCTTCTTTAGGTGTTTCTATTGGTTCTTGGTTTAATTCAGCGTCTATTTGCGTTGTAGCTGTATCTTCCATTATTGCTCCTGTTGTAAGTTAGGTAAGTATTGACTAATAACCTGTGATGGATCGAAATTGGTATGCTCGTATTCCTTCGCAGGATCTTCTTCGTTCTCAATCTCCGTAACGGTTTTGTCGGTAATTTGATTGAGTTGTGTTGGACTTAATTGTCCAATTAATGCTTTCATGCGATCTGTTTCTGCTTTAAACGCTGCGATTACGTCTTGACGTTCATTCTCGTAACGCAATGCTAAATGGTTCAATGCATCTACGTCAGCACGTTGTTTCTCAATAGCAATGTATTGTTGCTTCTCGTTCAATTGCTCTGTTAATTGCTGAATGACCAATTGTTGCTGTTGTAACTGTTGCATCATGGCATTTTCTTGCTCAGATGGCCCAGTTCCTAAGATGTTCGGAGGTATCCAGTTACGCATACGTTCTTGCAACTTGTCAGCACCAGGAAAGTCTGCACTTCCCATATATAAATCACCAATAACTTGCGACAGAGCTGGTTGAGCAGTTAGTAGCTTAGTCATCGCATCAAACGCTTCTTCACGCTTCGTATCGTAACTTGGGCCACATTCTGCTACTACATCATACTTACCAACATTCGGATTAAAGATAGTCTTAACCTTAGCTTCTTCTTCAATCTCGTTTTGCATAATAGCTTGTTTAGCTTGTGGATCGACCATAATTTGATCTTCAGAACCATCTTCACCTAAGATTCTAACAATACGCTTTGTGTCATATATCTTAGGAATCAAGTCAATAATAATCTTACCTATAAACTGAATCGTATTTGCCTGTGCGTCTTGGAAATGGAATGTTGCACGATTACCTTGATTAACACGCTTATCAATAGAAACACCTGACAACTCTTGGCTTTGCTCGCCAAAAGTTTGTTCGTACTGACCAGATGTCATCATCATTTCCATGTTGGCAGCTTGCATACCTTCCATGTAAACAGGAGCACCCATTGGAGCTGGTGCTTTCTGTGGAGCTGGTACTGGATTGCCTTGTTCATCCATATGGTTGTATGGTAGATAAGCATGATTCTCTACGTTAGCAGTTGCCCAATAGTTTTCTAATCCTTCGATAGCTTCTACAGGTGCAACATACGGACTCTTGGATTGCAATGCACCATATTCTAATGCAGCACTCGCATTGTAGTTATAAGCACGTTGAGCATCCTTCATGTAGCGAACAATACCTTTACGGTCTAGTCTTTGCTCGATGATGACTTCTTCGCCTACTTGTCTAGCAATAGGAATGTAACTGCCAGGCCATATGCCTTTTTCCAAGACTTCTTGTCCACCGATTAAATACTTACGGATAACGTGCTTGTCAATCCTACGTCTGTCAATACCTTCGCCACCTTGACGAATAATCTCATTAAAGAGTTTGCGTTCTTCAACAGTAATGTCTGACTCACGCATGAACCTTGTCGATCCATCGTCATTCGTAATCGAATATAGCCATTCTTTACGAGTTTCTTTCTCGAAGTATGTTGCTAGTCTTACTACGTCTTTAGTAATCCACATCTGATTGCCACTTGGACTAGTAGCAGGAAGTCTGACATTTGGATATTTTTTCTCAAAATCTCGTCTTGGCATATCTTCATAGATAAACGCGAACCTAGCATCTGAACCATCACGCTTCTTAATATGAGGATCGAGATAAACCGACATAGCGTCTGGAATCTCTTTGATATATATTTCTTGGTCAAATGTAGAATCGTCTGCGTATTTAGTAATGACTTGAACGTATCCAATACCACCACCAACTTGTTGCTCAGTCGCTATATCATACGCAACTTTAGCATTTGACTTGTATTCAATATGTCGGATTAATCCTTCATAGATTTGTGCAGCTTCGTAACTTGCTTCGCCATTCGTAGGATGAACTTGAATACTCGGCTTGTTCTCCTTCATCTGATTAACAATCATTAACCAATGTGTATGTACCTTGTTAATGGTAATCATTGGTTGCGTAGCCATATGCCTTCTAGCTTTTACTGACGGCTCCCATTGATCCTGATTGTCCGAATCAGCAAATAGAAAACGCATATCCTCTCTAAATCGTTGACGAGTTGTTTGTTCCCAGTCTAAACAAGCCTTAAAGTTTTCGTGAGCTCGTTCGATAATGTCTTTTTCTCTATCTGCCATATTCTCTCCTACATCCAAGTACCACCATAATTACCATTTCTAGTCATCATAGGTCTTCTTATTGGTTGTTGTAATTTCTTTTCTACACGTTCTCGCACCATGCCTGGAAACAACTCTGTCAATACCCATATCCAAGCATCCATTCTGTTCGGAGATGAATTACCGATGTAACCTTGTGTCGAGAATCCAGCCATTTCATCTTCTAAATCAATAAATCGCCCACAATGCCTAATTTTACCTTGTTCGTACAAAAGTGCAAATGGTTCTGCACGAATTACTTTGCCTCTTGATGCACTTACGGCTTTGTATGGTGTTCTTGGTCTAGCAGATTGTATAACTTGTTCGACCATTGCTCCACCAAAGTTAGATTCAGCTAATACTAAATCAGCTTTATGACGTTCAAATGCAGATGCTACGACTTTACCCCATGTTGATGGCCCAGCTTTCACCGTACAATCCTCTAGTAAATAAGCGTTACCATCTACACCCAAAGCACCGACCACGATTCCAATTGCATCGTTATCTGCATTATCAGTATCACCAGAACCACTTGGATCAACACCGACAAGCACACGCACAAAGTCAGGTAAGCGTTCGTCTTCCACTCGCCATTTGTCAATATCTTCTTCTTTAAATAATTGATTTGGGTTCGCATCGGCAAACTCTCCTTCCAAGAACCTTTTTCTAAGTCTAGCACTTAAATTGTTCAAGGTTTCTAAGTAGCCATCCGATAA